ACGACAGTATTATAATTACCACCGCTTGCAATGCTGTTACCTGCGTTGACACCTGCGCGGAAGTTGCTTGTTCCTGCTGAAGCCGTGATGATATCTGCGCCGTTAGCAAAGGTTACGTCTTCCGCAAAGTTTGCCGCACCATCTACATCTACTGTGTCTAGGTTAGCAGTCCCGTCTACGTCTATGTTTGTAGCAAAGGTTACGTCTGCCGCAAAGTTTGATGCGCCATCTACATCCAATATGTCTATGTTAGCAGTCCCGTCTACGTCTATGTTTCCAGAAATATCCAAATTAACCGCAATGATCTCGCCACTTGCGTTAATCGCGCCATTAATATCAATCGTAGTAGCCGCTATCTGAATCTCTGTATCTGCAACAATATCAAGCTGACCATCGGCGCTAGAGTTAATAAAGATTCCAGTGTCACGGAACTGTATTTTTTGATCGGTAGTAGTGGTGTTACCAATAGCCAGAATTTCAGCCAGTGTATCAGCAGTGTCTACTTGGGCATCTACATAAGCTTTAATAGATTGTTGGGTAGCTAACTTAGTAGCACTGTTAGAGGACATGTTGTCCTCATCAACAATGTCTGTAACCGCAACAGACCCTGTCCCGGATAAAGAATTAAACTCCACAGTTCCCGCATCTAGCGCAGTAACCGCTAAATTGTTGTTAACGTCCGTTACGGTAGCTCCAGAGCCACCACCGTTAAACTTTAGGGTGTAATCTTTCCCGGCTACAAGCTCAAAGTCGTTACTAGCATTGTAAGTGCCTTGGAATATTAATATGGATCGCGAACCCGACAAACTGTTTCGTACATGGACCACTTTTTCAGCGTCATTGGGGTCTAGTTGAACAAATACTGTTCCGCCAAGGTCACCACCATCCACAAACTCAATAAACCGATTACGACCGTTAGACAAAGCGCCGTTTGTAATAGGTAATGAGTTAGGTGATCCGGATGAACCCTTAGCCGATATAGTTATTGCTACAATACCGTTGGTAGCCTGATCAATAATATCGAAGTTGGTGTTAGTAGTATCACCCCAAGTACCCGATTGTTCGCCTGTACCCGGCTTCTCTAGTCCTGTATTAGTAGTATATGTACTTGCCATGTCTTATCCTCAAGCCGCTATTCTGATCCAAACGGCATTCTGGTTTGGTGTGAGATTATTATAATCTGGATTTTGATTAGGCACAATGCGCCCATAAATAAGCGCGTTGCCCACAATACCCGTGGCTTGCAAACCCGTTACCGCCGCATCGGCGTTAGCCTTACCTTGAGCACTGCCTACACTAGCAGTGGCTTGCAAACCTGTAACAGATACATCCGCATCGGCGGTGGCCGTAACCGCGCCAACAGCCCCTGTCCCGGCAAGTCCGGTAACACTAATGTTAGCGTCTGCCGTAATTGTAACAGCGCCTACACTCGAAGTTGCGGCTAATCCGCCAACCGTAACGTTAGCATCTGCCGTAGTCGTAACCGCGCCGCCACTAGCAGTAGCCGCCGTAAGTGCTACATCTAGACCCCATCCGCCGCCGTTCCATGCTTGACTAGAAGAGTTCCACCCTTTATAGCCTACGACTACATCAGCCATTACGCTATCCGGATAATCGCATTACTAGCATCCGCCGTAGGGAAAACTATTGTAAAGTCCCCAGAAGTTGCCGTTTTATCCGCACCAAAATCTAAAACTACCACAGACGGGTTAGTTAAAGAAACAGAAGTGGTGTTAGGCGTAGAATTGTAAATCAACGCGCCTCGGGCAGTAATGGTGACGTTAGAAAGAGTTTCGTCAGCAAAATCAGTTAGTGCCGTTGTTCCAGAAAGAGTAGGGTCTACGGGGTTTAATGCCGGACCACCTGCGGTATAGTTAGTGCCACTGGTCTCATTAGTCGTCGCATAGGCCGTCGTTGACGCATTAAGAGTTGCAGAACTGGTATACAACGCAATTTTAAATGTATCGCCGCTTGAAGCGTCGAAGTCGTGAACACCCAATAGCAATTGTTGCTTAAAGCTAGAGCACATGAAGTTTCCGTTAAAAGCCATGGTTACAGTTTCCTTATTAGTTTAGCAAGCTCTGTTTGGCCTGCGTCAGTTAAAGTATTAGATACCGTTGTTCTATCCGACCGGATAGCTTCACGCATATAAAATTCTAGGGTTTTAAGTATCTGCCCACGAAACGCATGAGCTTGGGCCCTAATTGCCGGATTGGCGTCGTCAGAAATAGCAATAATTTTATTTGCACATCTTTCTGCAACTTCTTCCGGAGTAAAACCCCGTCCGTTAGTAGTTTGAACATCTACCATAAAGCTCTTAACAGGGTTAAATTCTAATACTTTTGCGCTCATTGTTTCGGCCTTATCACGGGTCCAGTACGGTATTCATCCGTTACTTCTTTTGCTTCCCCGAATAGTTTCATTCCGGCAATTGCCTCGGCAAATCTTTTTTCATACATAGCCATTATGTCCGGTTCGCCCTTCATATAAATATAAGCTTCCAACAACGAACCATACAACAAAGCAATTTGAGCGTTTTCACTTATCCACGTTGTTCCACTCTCACCGGCAAGAATCAAACTAGCCGGTCGGTAAAAGTAATTTAATTCTACACTATACGACGCATTTGGTGTAGGGCCTATAACAAAGTTGTCAACATCAAAAACGGCGTAAAATCTTGGATTACCGGTAGTAGACTCATTAGGGCTAAAAGATTCAACAAAATCAGAGTCTTTAAACTGTAAAAACACGTGTTTGTTATTAGCATCTATAAAAGATAGAGAATATGGTGCTAAGAAGTCGCTCGGGACTCCTAAGAACCGATTATTTTGAGTTAATCCGCCGAGTACATTTTTCCTAAATAGACTTAGTTGAACGCTTTTAAGAATACGCTCTTCGGCTTGCGTAATAAATATAGGCAGATTAGTGACGAAAGAAGTTTCGTTGTTATCTGTGTAGTCTTGAAGCGCCTGTTTTAGCGCCGAATAAGTAAAACTCATATAACCACCGTTACCGTTCCAACTTGACCAAAAGATATAAGATTTACAGGGCCGGGAAGTTCTACGGTAGGTATTCCCACGTAGACATCTAGCGGCTCTACTCTGTCTGGACGCGCATTTTTTAAGGCTTGTGCGTCTGAAACCTTGCGAAACGGTCCTAACTGCGGATGTTTCGGCTCAAATTCATCTTTTCCAACTAAAGCACCGTTCCACTCTTTTTTCATGTCTTGATAACGATATCGAAACCCCGACCTGTCCGATATTCCATAAGATTTTTTGCCCGTAGCAAATTTTGCCATGGTTAACTCCTATGGTATGCTTGAGCCGGAACAATATTAAAGGACGCCCGGTCTCGATCTTCCGATAAAGCACGGTCAAATTCTTCGTCATATAATCCTTTTAAGAGTTGAACTCTGTTTGGGGCCCGTTTTACAGCAATATAATATGCCAATCCGGCCGCTAAACAAGGGTAAAACCGAAAAGGAACGGCTAAAGTGTTGGTCGGAGTATCCGCGTCATCTATTCTAGTTAACGCATCATAGATAATAACGTCCGTAGCGTTCTCTGGGACGGGCCAAAGCTTTAAAATAGGGGTAGTTAAACGGTCTAAAAAGAACTGATTAGGTCTTCCAGTAGTCGTTTTATTAGGAATAGACAAATAATCGTCCCTACTAAGCCGTTCTAAGGAGTAATCAGTGCCGTCTCGCCTACAAACTAACGATAAAACGTCTATAATATCGGTAGACAAGTCGTAAAGACCGTCATTCGCCGTTAAAGCTTGAGTCCGTTGCTTAATAGTCCATGCATTAAGGCCACGATTTGCCCATTCAGCAAGCATTATGTTTAAAGAACGTTTAGCACTCTTTAAATCATAGCCCGTGCGTACTTCTAAGCCGCAACGCTCAAATGCCTCTTCGATGTACTCTGTAACATCAAGTTCAAAATCCGTGCTTCCTGAGACCGCCATCTTTTAGTCCTATTTACGTCTTACGGGTCTTTTTTTAGCCGTTTTAGCCGAGTTTTTAAACGCTTTAGCCGTTGGAGCCCCTTTTGTACCGGGTTTACGCATTTTTTCTTTAGAGCCCGCTTTTATACGAGCTTTTTTTGCGGCAATGTTAGCGTATAAACCTCTTTTTGCCCCGGGCATTACTTCTTTTTCCCTTTTTTAACAGCGCCTTTAACAACACTGCCCCCAACACCACCACCGTTTCGCATACGTTTAACCATTGTTCCACCACCGGGAGCGCCGCCGCGCATCAGTTTCTTAGGTTTCATAGCCATTGTGTAATCTCCTGTAAAAATTTTCACGTTTTTTAAAAATTGCGTCAGCGTCATATTCTTCAAAGTATTGATCATAATAGCCTTTTTTGGCAATCATGTCTGCCGATTCTTGTAGCTTAGAAAGGCGCTGTATGAATATAATAGCATATTCTTGTTCAACAGCATTCATAAACGTGCTGTCGTCAATATAGTCGTTTTCATCATCGTAAGGATGAAAACCCATTAACCAAATGTCTTTGTCTATAAACATTCCGTTAGAAATAACAGTATTTAAATCTTCTAAATAAGCGTGAAACGCCTCTGCATCTTTTTCAAAAGCTAAATCAACAAGCATAACAAGGTCTAGCTCATCGTTAAATGAACTGACTACTGTATACAAGTCTTGAAAACCGCCATCTTTCTTGAATAAGAAAGAAACTTTATTCGTTTTCCACGCTTGTCGAGCATAAGGACAAGACGGTAAATTATTAAAGTAAGGATTGGGTTTTTCTACGACGGTTTCAGACCATTTTTTAATCTCATCGCAAATTTCTTTTTCTATACCAAAAGTATAAAACTCAGGTCCCATGATTGGCTCAATTTATAATTAATGATGAAAAAGGCGCTATAATTACCAACACGGCAATCCCCCAAATTTTCATGTCTAAACTTTTTAAAGAATCTTTTTGCTCGTTTAAACGTTCTTCAATTCTTTGATACCGCAAGTTACATTCAATTTCATGAGATTCTAGTCTAGCCAGTATTTCGGTGTGTTTCATATTTACCACGCTTTACAAGACCAGTATCTTGCAGAAAATTTGTCTTTGGCCGTATCACAGCTATGTCTAGCCCTGAAACTACTTCTACGCTTCGGCTGATCCTTTTTAATACTCATTTTAGGATCGCCAAAACGAACAAGCTTAATTTCACTGCCTTTTTTAGCTAAAACAGCACTTTTTTTAGACTTATTAGGCGTTTTTTTTGGTTTATTAAACCCAGCAAAAGTTTCACCGCGATAACTAACCCGTCCCGAAGGCAACCTTTTTGTGTCTTTAGTTGTAGCCATACCTATTAAGCAAACTTCTTCCGAAGATACAAAATTACGGTATACGTGTCGGCACTTGTATGGCCTACCGTAGTAAATAAAACATCACCGTTTTTACCCCCGCCAGAATTATTTGTAAGGCCGCCAAAAACAGTGTAGTCGTGCTCACCGCTTTGATTTTCACCAAGCTCTATACAAAAAAGGTTTGTAGAAGCGTTCCAAAGAATTTGTACTTTCATTCCTATACACTGCCACCAAATCCGTTCTATAACTACGTCGGTACAAGCGTCTCCGTCAGCACTTAGCTCTAAACCTGAAACGTCTACTTTGACAACGGCGGCTTCGCCTGAGCCGTCTGAAACGTTAGTCAGTTTTAGAACAGTAAACTTAGGGCCGTCGGATAAAATCTGTGTCGCTACTGCATCTGCCATTATATTCTCCTAAAGAGTTGAAGGACCCTTTGGTCCCCCGACTCATTTTATTTAAGCTGATTACCCTACTGTGGAGATAGGAGTTCCTACAGAAGTTGCCATCCATACTTGCTTACCACTAGTTACCGCAGTTATACACGTAATACGGCATCTAGACCCTATCCCTGAACCAGCTACAAAGGTAAACGTATCACCTGAGTTAGTAATAACAGGGTTAGCCGCCGTACCTGCCGCTAGTTGCGTTTGAGCCAAGAAAGTACTGCCTGTTGAAGCCGGGATAGCAATAGTCGTTGTTTTACCAGAACCTACAGCGGTAGTTACTAAGAAGTCAAAATACGCGCCTTCTGTTGCAGTATCTGAAGCAGGTAAAGTAATAACATTATCTAAAGTACCGTGAATAAGTACAATAGCACCGGAATCAGCTATGGGTAAGGTGGCTGAGACGGCTGTTGTGGCTTCCCAAGTTTTAACTACAGAGCGCTTAGCCTTAACAGAACCAGATAATTTTGTAGCTCCGGTTACAAGTAAAGTTCCACCAACGGAAGCATTAGTTCCATAAGTAGAGTTAGTTGTAACGGCACCTGTCGTAGCATTTGTAGAAATGTCTGAAAAACCGTTTTTTGACCGGACTACTCCGGTGAATGTTGTTTGAGCCATGGGTGTTTCTCCTGTCGGGGCAAATGTCAGTCACGAAATTGTGACTGTCAGGGAAAGTTTAATATAACGCAAAAAAGAAAAGGCGGCAAGTGCCGCCTTTTCCCATGTAACGAAAAGCTTA